AGATAGTCTAAAGATACTTTTATTGTTGGTTACTATTGGCTACACAGCCCAAAAGTGGTACGAGTTAAAAAAGAAGAAATAATGTGTGATATTTGTATGCATTGCGGTTTATGTTAAAACACTTTAACTATTCAGAGTTCGATAGTCCTGACGTACAAGGTAGTGGTCAGCTAATGGATAAGACTTTGCTTGAGATGCTAGACGAGGTAAGAGATAAGTTCGACAAACCCATACACATAAATAGTGGGTTTAGAACACCTACACACAATGAAAAAGTAGGAGGAGTAGAAACAAGCAGCCATCTTAAAGGACTTGCAGTAGACATAGCTTGTAAAAATAGCACAGACAGATTTGATTTAATTAACTGCCTTTTAGACGTAGGGTTTAGCAGAATAGGAGTTGCAAAGACTTTTATACACGCTGACATAGATCCTGATAAGTCTATTGGTGTAATGTGGACTTACTAATGAAAAAGATACTCCAAGCCATTACAGGCGGTTTACTGAAGGATATTGGTAAAGTAATAGATAACCTCCACACGAGTGACGAAGAACGCTTAGAAGCCAAGAGAAGGCTTCAGGAGCTGCTTGAGCAGGCTGACAAGGAAGCGCAGGACCAAGTTACGTCACGTTGGAAGTATGATATGCAATCGGACTCGTTCTTGTCAAAGAACATACGTCCTCTTGTACTTGTGTTTTTAACGGTTATGTTTACACTATTGGCTTTTACGGATGGTAACATAGGAGGATTTAAAGTACAGGAGCAATACGTTCCAATATTCCAGAGTTTACTTATAACGGTTTATGGGGCTTATTTCGTGGGTAGAACTTGGGAAAAGAATAAGAAGAGTGGCAAAGAAGATAGATAGTCTCTACAGGGGAGGTGCAAGAACGAAAAGACCAGGTGTGCATTCTAAAAATGCATCACCAGGCAAAAGAGGACACAAGAAGGCTTATAGAGGACAAGGGCGTTAATCATTAAACGCAGTAGGTTAATTCTTAAACGCAGTGGGTATACACGAGCTTAAAAACTTCGAATACGAAGAATTTGACTGTCAGTGGTGCAGTAAGCACTCTACAGGCTTTAAAAATATGGATAGGCATTTCCTAAGGATGTTGGACGAAGCAAGGGATTTAGCTGAGTTAAAGTTCAAAATACTTAAAGGGTTTGTCTGTTACGGATGCAGAGGCAGTATAAACGAACTTGAGCATTCATCACACTTGATCGGCAGAGCAGCCGTAATACAATGCAAACACACATACAAAAGATACCGGATAATAACAGCTCTTCTTGAGGCAGGTTTTACCCGTATAGGAATACACAACAATTATATCTACGTAGATAACGATGATATGAAGGCTGATTCCATATTTCCATTTGAAATAATACACGAAAGAAGCATAAAATAAGTGGGCTAGCCCCTTTTAAGGGGGCTATGCCCTATATTATATTATATATTATACTTTATTATTATATTATATATTAATATTATATTATATATTATATATACTATTACATACAAATAAATTGTATGTAATAATATTACATTAGGTATTTAAAAAAAGTTTTATATATTAGCACCATAAAACAAAAAGATATGGATGCAATACACGAAATAAACTTTTATAATAATTTTGACTTAATATCACAGACCCTAAAAGACCACGACCCTCAGGTCGTGCAATCACTGAATGAGATAGCCATATATGTAGCTAGTTTACACTTGGAATGCAGAGAGAATAATACGCTGATTAAAAGCCTCAAACAGGAGTGCCACGAAAGTGATATAAAAATCGGTATGTTGTCTTTTAAGTGTGAGGAGTATGAGGAGATAAACTCTTAATATCGCACATATGGACATAAATCAAAAAGGTTGTTTTGCGGAATACAAGTTTGTAACAAAGGCTATGGAGAGCGGTTTTAATGTTTCTATGCCTTTATTGGGTTCTTCTCCTTATGATTGTATATTAGAAAAAGATAATTTGATGTATAAATTTCAAGTTAAATATATGTCAGATAACAGATATACTTCTGACAAACAGAAGACTCCTCAGATTGAAATAAAATCAGGTAAAAAATATTATTCTAAGGAGGAGGTTGATTTTTTTGCTGTATGGCACGAAAAACACAAAGGTTTCTTTATACTGCCTAACAACGGTCAGAAGGCATTTAGATTATGCGTAAAAAATAAATACAAAGAGAACTTCAATAACTTTGATATTATTTTGTAAATCAAAAATAATGTATATATTTGCAGTATGACTACGCTAGTAAATAAGTTGGTTGCTATTCAGGGGAGACTGAAAGCACCGAAGAACCAAAGGAATAACTTTGGTAAGTATAACTACCGAAGCTGTGAAGACATCCTAGAGGCTGTCAAACCGCTTCTCGCAGAGCAAGGAATTGTTCTGACTGTATCAGATATTTTTGTAGGTGAAGGCGCAATCCCTCATATAGTAGCTACGGCTTCTATAACGGATGGCAAGGACACTGTATCTGTATCTGCACAGGCTGGGGTTGACCCAAACAGAAAGGGAATGGATATTGCCCAGTCGTTTGGATCTTCTTCTTCATACGCTCGCAAGTATGCGTTAAACGGTTTATTCTTAATTGATGACACCAAAGATGCAGATGCGACTAACACACACGGAAAGACAGCTACTGCTCAACCACAAAAGGTTGATACAAAGAAAGCTATTCTTAAACCGAATACCCCTGAGTTCGATAAAGTAAAGAACTATATGGATAATGGAGGTAACATAGAAAAGGTGCAGATGAAATACAATATTTCAGATGCAGCGAAAATTAAACTTGTAAATAAATAAATATGGCAGCATTAACTGAAATCTCAATCGATGTAAAGAAAATCGATAAAAGTAAACTAAATAAAGGTCAATACCTTAATCTAACCGTAGCAACTCGTGATGAATTGTCTGAATACGGTCAGAATGCATCCGTCTTCTACGCTCAATCAAAAGAGGAGCGTGAAGCTAAAACCAAAAAATCCTATATCGGAAACGGCAAAGTTGTCTGGACTGATGGAAATATAAAAACGGCTAGAGATTTAGCTCCAGCCGAAACCGAAACCCTTGACTCTAGTTTAGAGTTCTAGTGTTGTCTCTTTTGTTTTACTTAAAGGGTGGGCTTAAAACCTCACCCTTTTTTAACCACTAATTTTAAGAGAGATGACATTAGACGAAAGATACGAACAATTAAGGACAGAATTATCGGTAAACCCATACGCAGAGGTTGAGTACCCGCCAATAGCTGTTAGCTATGGCACATACAAATCAAAAGACGACACATATCCAACACCCATAGGAACCTATGGAAACTTCAGCTTTGTACAAGCACCACCAAAAAGTAAGAAGACTTTCTTTATATCAATGATTGCAGGAGCCTACTTGTCCGGTAAAACGGACTGCACAGGCGCAATAAGAGGTCACAGAGAAGACCTTAAGCTAGTTCACTTCGATACTGAGCAAGGTATATTCCACGCTCAAAAGGTATTCCGCAGAGTTCTGGATATATCTAAATACGATGGCCTGGATTATGATCCGTATGCAATGAGGACATTGCCTGCAAATGAAAGGGTAAAGTTTATTGATTGGTACTTAGATAAGTATCAAGATGAAACGGGTCTTGTTATTATCGATGGTGTTGCTGACCTAGTACTAGATGTTAACGACATCAAGGAATCAGCAGCTATAGTCCAGGAGATAATGAGATGGAGCGAGGAGTACAACGTTCATATTATGGTAGTTATCCATAGCAACTTTAATAGCGACAAACCCACAGGACACTTAGGTTCATTCTTAGAGAAGAAAACAGAGACACAGATACAACTTAAACTTAAGGAAGATAACGAAGACATAGTTGACGTTATATGTAAACGCAGTAGGTCCTACCCCTTTGAGCAATTTAGCTTTGAGGTAGATAGGCAAGGCACTCCACGAATTATAGATAAAATCGATGACATACTCAGAATTGACACTTCATTTTGATATAAAACCAACACCGCACCAATCCTTCAGAAGGGGGAGAAACGGTATTGCTTACACACCAAAGAAAATACTTGACTTTAAAAAAGACATAGCTCACAGCGCAATGTTTCAAGTAGGAGATGAGTTTGAGATAATAAGAGCAGGTACTCCGATTATAGTGGAGCATCTGCATTATTGTTTTGCATTCACTAAGTCCACAGCTCTTAAACGCAGAATAGTAGGTATGCCAAAGGCTACTAAGCCAGACTTACTAGACAACCTGAACAAAGCATTCATAGATGCTTTGGAAGGAACTATATTCGAGCAAGATCAAAATATCGTTGAGGTAAGAGATTTAAGAAAATTTTACGGAGAAAGTGATTATATTGAAATAAAATTACTATATTAGCTCAAACAATTTAACTATGTTCGGGATATCATTTTTTCCTATTTACGGTTGTGTCGTTGGAGTTAACTTTAAGGATCAAGCGATGGACGAAGCCTTTGAAGAAGTTGGGGACTATATTATGATCCAGCTTCTTTTTTTTGTATTTGGAATAACCTTTATATACTATGTGGGAGATACTGACTAAGAGGCATAAGGAGTGGATTTCAATGGCTATGTCTATCTGTAAGGATATACACCTGGCAAATGATATTGTGCAGGATATGTATTTGAGACTGAACAAGTATTTAGATAAACCTGAAAAAATAATAAAAGATGGTGAGGTCAATTCTTACTTTATATATATCACTTTACGTAACCTGTTCTATGACTCTAAAAAAGGTCAAAAAGCAGAAATCAGTAAAGACTACTCAGATGTTGAAAACATCAGTATCCTTTCGGCTCTTGCGGAAATTCCAGAAGAGAGAGAGGAGAATGACAGTATGGAGGAGGCATACCTTACGATATTTAAAGCCATTGATGAGGAGGTTTCCACCTGGCATTGGTATGACCAGAAGTTATTCAGGTTATACTATTACACTCCTCAATCTCTTAGAGACATTGCTGGCGATACAAAGATTTCACTTACGAGCATATATAACTCTTGCAAGAACTACAGAAAAATTATTGAAGAAAAGTTCGGTGAGGACATAGAAGACTTTTTCAATCAAGATTACGATAAGATATGAGTACACCAGAAGCACCAAAGGATAAACGAACTAAAGCATATAAGCAGTGGAAAGCTAAGTATGACTCAGCCCCAAAAGGGCTGGGTGATACCATAGAGAAGATAACCACAGCCACAGGAATAAAGAAGGCTGTAAAGTTCTTAGCTGGAGAAGATTGCGGTTGTGACCATCGTAAGGAGGTTCTCAATAAGAAGTTCAGATACAAGAAGCCTGAGTGCTTACTTGAACACGAGTATGATTTTGTTAGTGAGATAATTGAAAGCGGAGTTGGAAGATTAGATGCCGAACAAGTAGAGCAAATGATTAAGGTGTACAATAGGGTTTTTAGAGAGAATAGAAAGCCCACAAATTGTAATTCTTGTTTTATAAACAGTATATTTAAACCATTGAAAATATTATATGGAACCTATAAATAACGAAGCCGACTTGTTCGACTTCCTTAAACGCAGTAAGTATCCCGACCTTGTCAAGGCTAAAACACAGATGAGTCGATGGGATTGTTATTCGCCAAAGGGCAGACAACGTATAGAACTTAAATGCAGAAAGAAACATTATGACACACTACTTATTGAAAAAAAGAAATTTGATGCGATTATTAAAATTTGTGAGGATAACCTTGACATACCTATGTATATTTGTAGCACTCCAAGTGGCGTGTTCATATTTAATCTATTTTGGATTGAGCCTGACTGGGAAATCAACAGAAGAAATCCAGCTACTACTGAGTTCGCTAATGGGGCTAGAGTAGAGAAGGAAGTGGCATACTTAGATATAAAAGAAGCGACAATATTATGAATGATCCTAAAAAAGCATTTTACGGAGGAGGATATGTGTCAGATTACAGTGACTACGTAAACCCTCCAAAAGAAGATAGAAAAAAGATACCTGTTTATTCCGGAGTAATTAATTACTTTCCAGATGCTATAAAAGAAGTAGCTAAATGCAGTTATGCAGGACAGCAACAGCATAATCCTGATAAGCCATTGGCTTGGGATAGAAGTAAGTCTGGAGATGAGTTAGACGCTTTAATGCGTCACCTCATCGATGCAGGAACAATAGATACAGATGGTGTAAGGCACTCAGCCAAAGTGGCTTGGAGAGCATTGGCTAATCTGCAAAAAGAAATAGAGAATGAAAGCTAAACGAATTACTCAAGCTCAGAAGCTTAAACAACTAGAGGGCAATGTTGCACAGTTGCAGTCAATGGTTGTAGATATATATAGAATGGTGCAAGAAAATACTAAAGCCAGAACAGATGGAGACGATAAGACTGCTTGATGGCACTGACTGGGCTATAGATGATATAGTCAGTAAGATGTACGATAATGAGTTCTACTACGGGTACCTTAATAAAGCATCCCTGTCCTCATCGTCCTGCAAGAAGCTACTAGAGGGAATAGACAGTTACTTAGGCAACCGAGAACCTTTGGACAGTAATATGAAGCCACTCAGAGAGGGTAGGCTTATTCACGTTTCACTATTAGAAAAAGATAAACTAGATGACTATTACCATTTTGTTGATGTGGCTACTAGGCGTAACAAAGGCTATAAAGAAGCTGTTAAAGACTCTTCTTTGGAAGGTAAAGAGATTATGCTATCTAAGGAGAAAGTATGGGCGCAAAGCATTGTTGATGCTGTTCTGGACAACCCAACAGCAAATGAATTATTTACAGGAGGTGAATATGAGTTGCCAGGAATCGGATACGTTGATGGACTCCCCTTCAGAGCGAAAGCAGACTGCCTGAATGGTGATCGGATTGTCGACCTTAAGACGACATCCGATATAGATTCTTGGCATTACAATATGGACTTTTACGGATATGATGCACAAGCATACATTTATATGACCATATTTAAGAAAAAAAGCTTTACATTTGTAATAGTAGACAAAAAAACACTAAAGGTAAAAACATACGATGCAACTTCAGATGACATACAGCAGGGCAAACAAAAGGTTGGCGAAGCAATTAGCAACTATATTGAAGGAGTGGGATTTTAGAAGTACCATAGTAGAAGAATACTTTATCCTAACTTGCCACGATATAATTGCTGGTGTTCCACTAAAGGAACTATATATAAGCGTTGACCTGTTCGAAGAGTTGGAGGCATACGAAGAGTGTGAAGGAATACTATTGGCGTGCCAATTGTGTACTACATTAACATTAACAAATTATTTAAACAAAGAAGAAGATGACGATAAACAGTGAGATAGCATCAGAAGTATCAAGGATAGAGAAGATAGTAAAAACAGTTACAGGCAGAGACCTTAGAAGCAAAGTAAGAGACCATAAGAATGTTATGGCTCGTTCTATATTCTATAAGATAACACACGAATACTTGTGTAGGTCTGGTGTTAGGATAGGTGCTAAGAATTACGTAGCCAAGTATATGAATAAGAACCACGCTACAGTACTGCACGCTATGAATAACTTTAACGAGGATATACTTTTATCTCCATTAAACAAGAAGATGTACGATACTTGTGTTGAGGTGTTCGGTAGTCTGGGAGATGTTTATGAAAGTGTAGATAAAAGAGACTTAGAGATAGATGATCTGAAAAACAAAATAACTGACCTTCAGTTACAATTAAGTAACGTCAGACCTTATCGTAAAGACATTGAGCGTCTTGTAGACCTGTTACTTAAGATACCAAGTGACAAACTTGATGATGCTGAATTTAGAATAGGTGTAATGTTAAAAGGATTTGCAATTGAACCGAGGAACCAAAAAACGGAAATTATCGGCTCTTATGAAACGACTGGAAGCTTCTAGGAATATGGAAGCTCAAAGTTACTGTTTCAATAAAGGCTATAAGATATACCCAATCCCTGAAGGATTGGATTACCGTATACAAATAGAGTATAAAGGTCAGACTAAACTGGGAGAAAAGATATATAGCAAAACTGAATGGTATGATGCTATATGGGAATTATACGATAAAATATATGCCAAGAAAGAAGCCTGAGCGTAAGTATATGAAGAAGACCGATGGTCGGAAGGGCAACGGTGCGAAGCGTGGCGATGCACTTGTTCGGAAGACTATGGCTACTCCGGCCAATATAAACAAGGCTAAGAAGAACAGGTCAAAGATACTTGCTACCAATGCGATAGAAGAGGTTTATGGGTCTGAGGCTAACTTCTGGAAGATGGTTGCGGAAAAAGCACAAGACTCGCAGTACGACCGTAAGATGGTTATTGAGTACGTATACGGTAAAGCAATGGATAATCCTGATGCGCTGTCCCAAGCAAAGGACATAGACTTCTCCATCGTAAACATCTTTACAGGCTCAGAGAAGCCAAAAGAGATAGAAGACATAATCGACATTACACCTGAAGATGAAGGTACCGAATCTGAACCCGAAGTATAAATCGTTTGGCAATGACTCCAGATACTTTATCACCACAGGTGGTCGAGGGTCTGGTAAGTCTTTTGCTGTTAACGTGTTCCTGTTGCTCCTAACTTACGAGAAAGGACACAAGGTACTATTTACACGGTACACGATGGTATCTGCATCTTCATCGATTATTCCTGAGTTCATTGAGAAGCTGGAGCTTATGGGAGTTGTCGAGGACTTTCGCATAACGAAGGACGAGATAACAAACGTAAAGACAGGCTCATCGATTATGTTTAAAGGGATACGCACCGCCTCAGGGAATCAGACAGCATCACTCAAATCGTTAAACGCAATAACCACCTTTGTCCTAGATGAGGCTGAAGAACTGATAGACGAGGACACATTCGATAAGATTGATCAGTCTGTTAGAGTCAAGACTAAACCCAATAGAGTTATACTGATACTTAACCCAACCACTAAAGAACACTGGATCTGGGGGCGTTTCTACGCCAACAGAGACATTCCCGAGGGCTTCAACGGTATTAAGTCAGGGATTACATATATACATACGACATACTTAGATAACACTGATAACCTGTCGCAGTCGTTCCTGAATCAGATAGCAGAGATTAGAAGACGTAGACCTGAGAAGTACACACACCAGATACTTGGTGGATGGATGGAAAAGCAAGAGGGTGTTATATTTACCAATTGGAGGGTAGGAGAGTTTAACGATAACTATGAGACTATCTTCGGACAGGATTTCGGTTTCTCTGTTGACCCCACTACACTTGTGAAGCTAGCCATCGACAAAGGCAATAAACGTATATTCCTTAAGGTAATGTATGCTAGGACAGGGATGTCTACTACGCAAATAGCAGACTTTAATATTCGTTATGCAGGTCCGCACCTCATAGTGTCGGACTCTGCAGAACCACGACTGATTAAGGAGATTAAGCTGAAGGGATGTAACATTACCCCGACCGTTAAACGCAGTGGGTCTATCTTGTCGGGAATAGCACTACTCCAGGATTATGACTTAATAGTTGATCCTGACTCCACAGAGCTGATTAAAGAGCTTAATAACTACGTATGGGCTACTAAGGGTCAGACAAAGCCTGTAGATAAATGGAACCACTGTATTGATGCCATCCGCTACGCTGCTCAGTACGTTCTAGTAAATCGCACAAAAGGTTCTTATACTATTAGGTAGTTTAAAATATTTTTGTATATTTGTTCTGTCGAGAGACAAGTATTAGTTTTTTCATTTTTATTATTCTTGTAGGTAATATCCCCCATCTTGGGGGATTTATCGTTAAACGCAGTAGGGTTACTCTTAAACGCAGTAGGGTAAGCGACACATCCGACACATCCGACACATCCGACACTTAACCATTTCTTAACGTTAGCTTAACATTAGATTCTCCAGGGCTTTGTATGTTTGTACCATAATCTTAAAACAAAAGATATGTCTAAAAAACCGACACTAAAGCAAATTCTTGAGGCTAAGGGATTCAGCCCACAAGATGCTAAGATAACCGCGGAGCTTGCGAAGCTCGCGACAGAATCCCCTAATATAACAAAAGATGGTATAACATTTAAAATCACTATATAATGACTTGGATATTAACAGCACCACAAACAAAGGTGGATAAACTAAAAGAAGCCACTAAAGGTGGTAAAATCTTCAGTGCTACATTCGAAAAGAAGGATGGTACTATTAGAACTATTAACTGCAGAAGAGCAGTTAAAAAAGGTGTGACGGGCAAAGGTATGTCCTTTGATCCGGCATCAAGAGGATTAATGGTCGTATATGATATGCAGAAGCAATCATTTAAGATGATTAATTTAAACACGCTCATAGAAGCAAAAGTAAATGGTAAAACAATTAAATTTTTATAAGATGGATAATAATACATATATAGGTATGGTAGATACAGTTTGGGGTAGCGATGGAGAGGTTCATATATCTCAGGGCGAAAAAACAGTAACTTTTGATGCTACTGATTTTTTTGGCTGGATAGATGCTGTATTAAGCACAACGATAAAGCAGCGCAATGAAATGAGCGATTTGATTTTAGTTAACATTAGAGAAAGGATAAAAAATGAACTATCAGAAAATTAGAAAACTGCAAAAGGAGAATGGCGTTGATAATATTCAACGCCTAATAGATAACGGATCAGTATGGCACCTGGAAGGTACTATGGGAAGGAAAGCGGTGGAGCTACTAAGCTCTGGAGCTTGTATGCTACCCAAGCAAAGCCACAAGGATGCGTATGGTAATTACATCCCTTCACGTGATGAAGTTGCAACAGGATCAACAGGAAGTTATAAGAACTCAGTAAAATATTGGGAATCGATTCACGATTACGATGCGATGTATATTTGAAAAAATTTTCTTAAGTGCTTTAGAAAAAAAATAATTCTTAAACGCAGTAGGTTCTTAAACGCAGTAGGTTCTTAAACGCAGTAGGTCTATCGTTAAACGCAGTAGGTCTACTGCTTTTCTTATTTACAATTTCTTAACATTGGGCGCGCGTTTCTTAACATTGAGTTAACATTAAGCTACATTGGACGCCTTATGTTTGTAGGGAATTATAAAAATAAAAATATGTCTACTAAATTTGAATCTAATGTATGGGATGCCGTTTCGATGGCCGTACCTAATATGCCAAAAAAATTACTTTCACCAGGCAGCACGAATGCCAAAACAGCAAAGAATGAAATTAAGACTTTTATACTTTATTTGATGCCATACAACCAAAACAGCGAAGGGCGTAACCTATGCCCGCACGCGTCCAAAGGTTGCGCGGCTGCTTGCTTGGTTTCAGCCGGTCGCGGTGCATTTTCAAATGTAATAAAAGCGCGCGTTAATAAAACTGAGCTATTCATCAAAAACAAATTAGCTTTTTTAAATAAATTAACTAATGAAATTACACAAGAGACTGCAAAAGCTAAGAGGGGCGGTTACAAAGTTGCTTTTCGTTTAAACGGTACTAGTGACATAGATTTTATATATATGTTGAAAAAATACGGGTTTCTGGATATTGAGACACTACAACCGCACGCTGTATTTTATGACTATACCAAAAATATACAGCGCGCTATAAGGTACAAAGGTCACCCAAATTACACAGTGACATTTTCACGGGCGGAAGATAACGCCGTCAAAACTGAGCTAGCAATAAAGCACGGGATAAATGTCGCGGCGGTTTTTAATGAGCTGCCAAAACGGTGGTGGTCTACTGATGTGGTGGACGGCGATAAGTCAGACCTACAGATGCTCAAATATAACGGCGTAATTTTAGGGCTAAAGGCTAAAGGCGCGGCGCGCAAAGATCAAACAGGTTTCACAATTTTAAATTAATATATTATGACATACGAAAATATAGAAAACATAACAGACAATGACCTTATTAAATTAGCCTCTGAGCTTGCAAGCATCAAAGATAGATATATATTAGAACAAGAGATATATTATATTTTAGACTGCGGTGCTAATGGTATGCGCTCGGTACTTCTTGACTATTGTGTCAACAGGCTTGACAAGAAATATAAAACTATTTAGACAAAATATAAATAGTTTAAAAAGTTTTGATAACGGTAAAAAAGCTGTATATTTGTAGTATACAAAAATAAAAATAATATAATTATGAGACCACAAAACACAATTGAAAAAGTATCTTTAATCATTGCAGCAATTTACGCCGCCGTAACTTTTGGCGGTGCTATAGTAATTTTATTAAATATATAATTATGGAAACAATTAAAAATGTATCTTTGTTTATATTAGGCGGCCTAATCTTTATGGCCGCCCTATATATTGGATCACTCTAAAAATAAAACAAAATGCAAAATATATTATTCCACAATTTAAAGCGGGGCGGGTTAACAAAGAACCAACAGTTAATTTGCGATGCTCTTATTGAAAAGCTAAACCGTGACGGCCTGAGCCTGGACGATCAAGACGCTATTTGCAACGTTATCGGACAAATTAAGATAGGCACCGGCCTGGTGACCATACCAGACTAATAGCACCAAACATATAACAGCATTAGCCCCTATTTAGGGGCTTTTTTTATAGCACTAAAAAAATGTAAGTAGCTGAAGATCAAAAATAGGTATTAATTGGGTTTATGCCGCCTCTTCTTCCCTATCAATTTTCTCTATTACCCCTAAAAAAATGTGCAAAGATACGAATATGTTTTTAAATAAAGCCAATAATTAAGTACAGAAATATTTGGATATTTCGGAATAAAGTTGTATTGACGTAAAATGAATAGTGATGGGGGTAAGTACCCACCTTTAATCAAATCAACCGAAATAGAAGTGACTTAAGCCCACTGCTAAATGGATGTTTACGGTAGCATCCCCAAATGCGGACGTAGACATCTGTATGTATATGTATTATACTAAATTTGAGAAAAGAATAGAGTTACCCCAAGACCACCTTATACGGTAAGATACGATATCATATATACTTTTGTATCGCTCAGTGGCGTTCCGCGTCTACGTCTTTGACCGTAGCCACGGATACTACGTATAAGTAACTGTTTTTTTTTGGATTTGTTGTACGTTTTTGTTTATTATTTTGTTATATTTATAACAAATTGCCTTGTGGTACAAATACACACTAACTAAGTTATATATATATGAGTAAGGAAATAAAGCTTAAAGTTCCTGCAACGCAGGCAGATATTCAACTGTGGAAATATCAAAAGTACGCCAAGATAGTACAAGATGCAGAAGGAGAATTAGCAGAGGATTTTATCCGAGCTAAGATACTTGAGATATTCTGTGGTGTAACCCTCAAGGAGGTTTATGAGTTACCGATTAATCAATTAGATAGTGTGGTTACTCACGTTCTGAAAATGTTGGCTGAGAAGCCCAAGCTACAGACAAGGTTTACTATGACTGATCCGAAAGGGAATACCACTGAGTTCGGTTTTATGCCGAATATGGACGAAATGTCTTTAGGTGAATACATAGACCTAGAAAAATATATCTCTAATTGGGATACTATGCATAAGGCTATGGCGATTCTGTATAGACCTATAGTGGCCGGAAAGAAAGAGTTTTATGAAATAGAGAAGTATGAGGGTTCTGACAAGTACTCAGACTTAATGAAAGACTCGCCTATAACTGTGTCTCTTGGGGCGATGGTTTTTTTTTATCATTTAGGGAAGGAATTATTGACAATTATAACCCGCTCTTTACAGGAGGAGTTAGTTCAGATGGTACACCAAACTCCGAAGAATCTTTCGGAAAAAAATGGGGATGGTACCAATCGATATATGCTCTTGCTAGAGGAGATGTCGGAAAATTTGAGTCAATTACGAAACTTAACGTCCATCAGTGTATGATGTGGCTGGAGTTCGAGAAAGAGAAAAATGAATTAGAAGCAGAAAGAATTAAGAAAGCATATAAATAATGAGAGCAGCTTATCAAGTATTAGAGAAAATAAAAAGTAAACTAAGAACATCCCCTAACATACAGACCGTATCGTTTGGAGACTTATTTGAAGTTGACCTTAATAAGACAACTATATTCCCGTTAGCCCATATTGGGATGGGCAACGTGACTTTCTTAGAGCATAAGCTGGAACTGACAATAAATCTAATACTCTTAGATATAGTAGACGACAACAGGGACCCAAGCACAGAAGATGAATTTTACGGTAACAACAACCTCCAAGATATCCTAAACACTCTGTTGGCGGAAGCCAACATCTTAGTGTCAGACCTGAGAAGGGGAAGCGGTTTCTCTGAGCTATTCCAAATAGAATCCAATGTTTCTGCACAACCATTCCTAGATAGATTTGAGAATCAGCTTGCTGGATGGTCTGTAGATGTAGTTGTATCATTCCCTAATAACGATGTAAGTATTTGCTAATGGGACAAAGGGTACAAGGCACGCTTCTGAAGATATCCAATGAACTCATTGATGGTATGATTAGTGAAATCGTATCTAAAAGGAAAGTTGCTAGTGGAGAACTTAGAGATTCTTTTTTAGGTTTAGTATCTGAAGATGAATTAAAAATATTCAATGATGCCGAGTATGCTGAAAATGTAGACCTAGGTAGAAGACCTGGTAGATTTCCAAATGTAAATAAACTACAAAACTGGATAAGGATAAAGTTCGGAAACGGACCATATAAAGGCAGGGGTATGAAAAGACCTTTAAAGATAAAAGACCTTACATATATAATAGGTCGAAAAATAGCTAATGAAGGATACCCAGGAATAAACTATGTAGCAAAGGCATTCTTAAACGCAGAAAGTATGATAACAAAAGAATTAGGAGACGCTTATCTACTAGACTTAGAAGAACAATTAGAGAAAGAAATACCAAATCTTAAGTAATGGCAAAAATAATAAACACAAGAAGTCCGTTTTATATAAAAGCAGAAGATACTGATTTATCAACTGCTGTATTGAAACTATATATTATAGAGGGTGATTTCAAAGACAAAACATCATCAGATCTTAAATATACGATTTCTAAATCTACATTGTCAGGAAAGGACTATGTGGTATTTGAAATATCAGAACTTGTAAGAGATTACTTGGATATAGAATTTAACGGTAATTATATTGACCAAGCTATTTGGGTAAACTACGAAATAGAATTAAAAGACCAATCTAATTCTCTTTTATATTCTGACCAAGACTTATTGCTTGGTGTAGATGGTTATACATATTTTGAACAAGGAGCAAACGTACAGAGCAATTTACTTGACAACATAAGTCGTTTAAATTCTTGGTTTAAGGTAGGTATGCTTGTAGAAGAAAATGTAGACCCAGGCTTGTTTGATATTTTCGATGACGCTTCATTCCTTGAAGCAACATCAACAGGAGATTCTTTTATTTCTGATAGCTTCACAAAGACAGGTAAATTAACTTTTAGTGTTTATGCTGATACGCAAACAAACTCTGACTTCATTGTGCTTCGACAAAACTATGCGAGTGATAATAATTATGTTTTTTTTAATATTAATAATGGAACGATAGGAACAATATATAATGCCCGAGAAGGTGGTGTTTTAGATGCGAGAATATCTCGTTATGGGTCTTTCTATAAATGTGAAGTAGATTTAGATGTAATTGGACCCCCAGCAGACCCAAAAAATGTTTATATATATTTAGCAGATTCAGACGGTATTCTTACTTCAGCAACAGGAAATGCTATTAAGGTTTGTTTTCCAAGACTTGAAGAAACAACAGCTAAACACAAAAGAAAAGAAACTTTGTTGCAATCCAACAAAACTATATTTAGATTAGATGACTACAATGTTAGAGTGCCTATATATACAAGAAACACAACAAGTGTTGCTTATAGATATCAGGGGGTAACAAAAAGGTCTGAAACAATATCTCCATCTGATGATATTAATGATATAGCAAACAATAAATTTCAAATAGATTATATATCTGTATCTGGAAGCGATAATGTAGATACATACGAGCAAAGGGTATTAGCTGACGGTGGTACTTTAGAGATTAGCAGATGTTTAGATGACTTTTTAAGTAGTGTTGATATAGGTATTGTAGATGAGCTTTACGTAAGCTCAGATACAAGTACGGAGGTAATCAAGATTAAGACACTTGAATGTTCAAAATATGAGCCAATAAAAGTAACATTTGTAAATAAGTTTGGTGCGTTGCAAGATATATTCTTCACTCTTAAGTCTATTGAGTCTACTAATGTTAAATCAGAAAGTTTCAAACGCTCCGTATTTAATCAAGACACATTATCTTACAATACTAGTCAACACCAAAATCAGTTATTCCACACAAACGCAAATGACAAGATAGTTTTAAATACAGATTACTTGAATGAGGATTATAATGAGGTTATAGAACAGTTGATGATTTCTGAAAAAACTTGGATGACTCGAATTATAGATAACGAACAACTTGTATTACCAATTGTTCCTTCAACTAAATCTATAACTTACAAGACAAGTGTTAATGATAGATTAATCCAATACACGATAGGATTTGATATGGCGTTTGATAAGATAAATAATATCAGATAATGAATAGAGTATTATTATATATAAAAGATACTGATGGTAATTTTCAATCGGTTGACCTGTTTGAAGATGAAACAATATCAGTAACATCAAAAATACAGGACATACGAGATATATCTAAGGTATTTACTGACTTCTCTCAGTCATTTACACTTCCAGCATCGAAGAAGAATAATAAGATATTCAGACACTTCTATAACTATCACATATCAGAAGGTGCGTTTGATGCAAGGAAAAAAGTTGATGCTGTATTGGAAATTAACTATATGCCTTTTAGGCAAGGGAAAGTGTTACTTAATGGTGTTAAAATGAAGGATAATTCTCCCTTAGCCTATAACGTAACATTCTTTGGAGACACCGTAAATTTAAAGGATGCATTAGGAGATGATGAGCTGAGTGTTCTTGACTTATCGGCATTTGACCACGATTATGATTCAGATGCAGTAGAGACTGGTCTCACTACTGGCTATTTCTCCGATTCAATAATATATCCTCTTATAACGCACACTAAAAGACTATACTTTAACTCCGACCATAGTCATAGTTCCGATACTATTATAGGGGATTTATCTTACAATAACGGGACTGTAAGCGAAGCTGTTGCACTAACATTTGATGACTTAAAACCAGCTATAAAGGTAACTGATATAATTGACGCTATTGAGGCAAAATCTTCTTACGGATTAACATTTGCGTCTGGTTCTGCTAATAACTTCTTTGAGAGTACTGCCGTAAGCAACTTATATCTTTGGTTAAGCAAAACAAAAGGTATTTTGGGTGGTGATAGCGGAGAATCTACTAGGGTTCTTGGAGATTGGCAACACGATGCAACCACAGACGATGTTTGGGATATAGATCCATCTAACGAACAAAACCTATCACTAAACTTTCAGCAATATTTTCCTTATCCACAAGCAAGTGTTAAATCAACGTTAACAATCACTCCCGATAGCAGTCCTGCTTCTAATCTTGATATTGAATATGATATAGAGATGCTTATAGATGGAACGGTTGTATCTACTGTATCAGGAGTAAAAGGAATAAACGCACTTATACACACAGAGACCGTAGCAGATTTATTAGATATTATTACACCAGTAGTAACTTTTAGAGTCAAATCAAAACAGGTGCTTGTCTTTGAACCATTCTTAAAAACAGAAGTTACTGGTTCTGGTTTAAATGATAGAGGAGATTATACTTGTCCTCAGCAAAGCATAGTTTCATCTATAATCGTGTCTGACCAAATGCCAAAGATGAAAATAATAGATTTTTTGACTGGACTATTTAGTCTATTCAACCTTACAGCATTTATAGAGCAAGATAGAAATGATACTAATTATGGTAAGATTAAAGTGTTAACTCTTGATGACTTTTATGATTCACTCACGATATTCGACATAACCAAATATATTCATTCATCTGAAACGGATATTGAATCCACCATACCATTTAGCGAAATAGACTTTGAATACAAGGAAGGTAAGACGCTTCTAATGAAGCAACATAAGGAAACATTTAATGATGAGTTCGGAAACGAAGAGTTTATGCCATCAGGAGTAGATAGAGGTAAGCCATACAAAGTTAGCGTTCCGTTTGAGCATTTTAAGTTTGAGCGATTGATTGATGAGAACTCATCTGGTATAGGTAAAACTCAAATACAATGGGGGTATTCAGCAGGAGAAAACTTTAAGCCAATAGAAAACCCAAAGACAGGTCAACCATCCGCTAATTACGAACCTGTTCTTACAGCACCAATGCTTTTTTATGGTATTAGAATAACAAACATTACGGAAGATGAGGGTATAAACTTTAATGGCACTACTCACGATGAATTACTAAACTACTGGAAACCTTCTAATACAAACGAAACTGGGACTAACGATATAGATGAATATACCGAGAACGGAACTACAACGTCAACATCAAGTGGTAAACTTGTAGATAGTGGTAAGACATTTACTACAAGCATTACCCAAAATAGCGATGGTAATTACGATAACTATTTTGTAAAGAATACTGATGATACTACATTAACTAAAATAACTGCTGTTGATAGCGACACCACACTTTCTTTAGCTGACGATATATTTGTTAGCGGAGAAGATTACATTATATATAAAGCCCCAGAATATACATTGAACTTTGATAATGAAGTTGATGAATGGAGCTTTACCGATTATGGTGGTCAATCTAATTCCTTATTCAAGAACTTTTATAAAACATACATAGAAGATGCTTTTAATGCAAAGAAAAGGATATTTAAGCTAACAGCAAATTTACCTAATAGCATATTACTTACCTATAATCTAAATGATAGGTTTCAGATTGGAGATAAAGTATTTACTATAAACTCAATAGATACTAACCTAAAAACAGGCGAATCTAAACTAGAATTATTAAACGTATTATGATAAAAGACATTTTAGACTTATTGAAGTTAAATGATTACTATGGCGTGTCTCCTTACATCGACATCGCCAAAGGAAAGTATCAAGCACCAAGAACATTAAAAGAATCAATTAATAAAAGAAAAAGATGGCGCAAGGACAAGGAGAATATATAATAAAAATAACCCTAGACAAGGGGCAGGCAGTAGCGGAAGTTAATGGGATGAAAGTTGCTTTAAGTCAACTGGATAAGGGTCTTAACAAAACAACATCAGCTACAAAGAAAAATGTAAAAGCAAATCAAGACTTAATATCGTCTTCTGGTCTTGCTGGAGCAACTCTTGTTGAGACTGGTAGATTTATATCGGATTTACCGTTTGGTATTACTGCGGTAACGAACAACTTGTCTCAGTTGTCTACTTTATTTGTTACACTCATATCTAAAACAGAAGGTGCTGGTAATGCATTTAAACTTCTTGGAAAACAACTTACTGGTCCTCTAGGATTTATTTTAGCTTTTCAAGTTGTAATTGCTCTATTACAAGCCTACCAAAAGGAAATAATAGGGTTTATAAAGGGAACTGACCAAGCAAATGAAGCTACCAAAAAGTTAACGAAATCAGTAGATGATTTAACAGAATCACTAGAAGAAAACAACAAGGCGTTTAAAGAAACAGGTGAAGTTGAAGAAAATATAATAGGATTACAAACTGCTCTAGCTAAATTAAGTTCTGATAATGTAAGAACACAAATTAGGGGTAGAGCAGAAGTTAAAGCAAGGGTACAAACTCTTAAAGAATTGGGTAAACAAATAGATGAGACTAAACTAAGTGAAGAAGGATACCTTGAGACATTATTACAGCAAAATGAAACTGCTGGAGACGTAGCAAAAGCTCTAGAAAAAAGAAGAATTGATATAATAGTAGCTGGAATACTCGGTACTATGACTCCTTTAGAACTAGCTCAAGCACAACTTGATTTATTTATAGATACACAAAAGGAAAGTGCTGTCTTAGAAGAAGCATATCTAGAATCAGAAGAATATAGAACCTTAGTAGCTAAAAGAGATTTTTTAAGACAAAGGGCGCAGATAGAGGCTTTTGAAAGTAATCTAACACCAGAGGGTCTTGCGCCTATTGGTGATGCAGAACTAAAAGCTGAGGTTAGACTAACTGGTTTTATTGATGATGAAGCTCGTAAAAGAGCTGAATTGAGAAAGTTGTCTGGTGAGGATATCATTAATTTATTTGATGAATTAACTCAAGGTATTCAAACAGCAGCAGATGCTGCATTTGAGGCAGATATAAGTAGAGAAGAAAGAAAGACGGCATTGATAAATAATCAGTTAAACGAAAGGCTTAGAAACGAAAATCTATCTGCTTCAGAAAAAGAAAGTATAAACAATCAGATAGAACGAAACGAATTTAATCTACAGAAAAAAAGAGATAAAATTGCGGAAAGAGCTTTTAAAGTACAAAAAGCTTTAAACATAGCTAGTGCCTTATCAGAAACATATAGAACTGGTGTTTTAGCTTATGGTTCTCAACTTATAATTGGCGATCCTACTTCTCCAGTGAGAGCGCAAATATCTCAAGCTATAGCTCTTGCTGCTGGATTAGCCAACGTAGCTATGATAGCTAGACAAAAATTCGTACCATCATCCTTAAACGCAGGTGGCGGTGCAGCAGGAAGTGGCGGTGCAGGTTCTGGTAGAACAATTGAAGCTCCAGACTTCAATGTGGTAGGTGCATCTGAAACATCTCAGTTAGCACAAACTGTTGCTGGTCAACAAGCAAAACCAGTAAAAGCATTTGTAGTTGGTAAAGATATATCAACGCAACAAGAACTTGATAGAAATATAACAACTACCGCATCAATAGGATAAGAACAAAAAGCAACTTAATAAGTTATTTATATATGGAAGAAATAAAAGTAATCGAGCTTATCATTGACGAGGAAAACGAAATCAGTGGAATAGACGCCATTTCAATCGTAGACGACCCTGCAATACAAGAAGACTTCATTATGCTTAGCTCACAAGAGGTGAAACTAGCAGAAGTAGATCAAGAGAAGAAGATTCTTATGGGTCCTGCTCTAATTCCCAACAAAAAGATATATCGAAGAAGCGGAGATGATGAATACTATATTTATTTCTCTGAAGATACCGTCAGAAAAGCCTCAGAGCTTTTCCTGACTAAAGGATATCAGAATAACGCTACCTTAGAACACGATGGAGACTTAGATGGCTTATCTGTAGTAGAATCTTGGATTATAGACGACACAAATCAAGATAAGTCAAGAAAATACGGCTTTGACCTGCCTAATGGCACTTGGATGGTCTCTATGAAGGTATATGACGACTCAGTATGGTCAGATTACGTTAAAACAGGCAAAGTAAAAGGCTTCAGCATAGAAGGACACTTTGCTGACGCTATGGAGCGTCCGCAAGAGCAACTTCCTGAGTATGGAGATGAAGAACTAGAGGCATTATCACTCATAGAAGAGCTTACAGAGGCTTTAGACGTTGAATTACGTACTTATGATGATTATCCTAAGGCAGCAAGAGAAAATGCACAGAAAGTACTTAATTGGCGTTTACGTTATGGTCGTGATGAGGTTAAGGGAATGACTAGGGTGGGCTGGCGAAGAGCCAATCAGCTCGCTAAGGGCCAAAAAATCAGCCGTTCAACAATTGCTAGGATGGCTTCATTCAACAGACACCGTAGAAATGCTACTATAGACCCAGACTTAAGAGGAACGCCTTGGAAAGATAAGGGATATGTTGCTTGGCTAGGCTGGGGAGGTACTGAAGGCGTTAATTGGGCTATACGTAAGATGAGACAGTTCAGAAGAGGTGAGTTTGCATCTATGGTTATTGATGAGAACACCGCTGTAATAGATGACAGGCTTGCATACGCAACGAAAGAACTTGCAGAGAAAGCTGCTGAGGATATCGGATGTGAGGGATATCACGAACACGAATTTGAGGGCAAAACCTGGTATATGCCCTGTGAAAAGCACAATCTAGCAGAAGTGGGACCAAAAGGTAGCATAAAAAGATCTCCTAAAGCTCCCAAATCGGACACTCCGAACCCTAGACCAAAGGGTGAGGGGTCCGCAAAAGGTGATGCATCTGGAAAGACGGGTGCTAAGGTCTCCCAAAAAGACCGTGCATCCCTACAAAAGAAAGCAGACGAGTTTAACGAGAAGTACAAAGAGAAACTAGGCTACGGAGTGACTGTAGGAGTATTATCTTCTGTATTTCAGAGAGGTTTAGGGGCGTTCAATACTTCCCATTCTCCAAATGTTAAGTCAGCATCTCAATGGGCGCACGCAAGAGTGAATGCATTTATGTACTTAGTAAAGAATGGTCGTCCTGAGAATGCAAAATATACTACAGATTACGATTTATTACCAAAGAAACACCCTAAATCTTCAAAATGACCAGAAAGAAATTCGTTACCCCATCAAATAGTAGCCCAACGGGCGGACGCAGAGGATGTTTATGTAAAGACGGCAAACGTTACAGTAAAAAATGCTGTGACGGATCACTACAGGCGCAAGGCATAGGTCCTACTAGCGGAACCAATTAAAAATACAACAAACATATAGTCTTTGAGTTAAATAGTTAGTTAATTATTGTTTAACCTTATTAATTCGTATATGAAAGCTAACGAAATTGTAGAGCGTTTCAAAAACGTTTTACTTAGTACTGAAACTAAAGAAGAGACTGCTGAAGAGCAAACTCCTGTAGTTGAGGACCAAGTAGAATTGTCTGAGGAAGCCAAAGACATCCAAGTTGATGCTGCTGAAGAAGTTAAAGAAACTGAAGAAGTTGAAATGACTGAAGAGCTAGAAGAAACTGAAGAAGTGATGGAAGAAGAAGATAAAATGGATATGTACGTTACTAAAGAAGACCTTGCTAAAGCTATGGCTGAAGTAAAAGGTATGATTGAAGAGCTTACTGCACAAAAGGAAGAAGAATTGGAAGTTCCAACTGAACTATCAAATCAAGAGCCTGCTGTAGAGCCATTATCTCACAGTCCAGAAGCAGAGGTGTCTAAAAAACCAACACACCTATTTGCACAAAATAGAAGTAAATCAACCCTTGACAGAGTAATGTCAAAAATAACAAACAACTAAAATAAAATAAAATGCCAAATCCAACTATTACTAGTTCATACGCAGGCGAATTTGCTGGCAAGTATTTAGCTGCTGCACTTTTATCTGCTGATACCTTAGACCAAGGTACTATTACTATTCTGCCTAACGTAAAGTACAAGGCAGCTATGAAAGTAGGTGCTTTTACTGATCTAGTTCGTTCTGCGGACTGCGATTTTGACGCAAGCACATCTGCAATGACTCTAACGGAGAAAGTACTTACTCCTGCTGAATTGCAAGTAAACCTACAAATCTGTAAAAAAGAATTACACTCTGACTGGGAAGCTGCTCAGATGGGTTATTCTGCTTTTGATAACCTACCTCCATTATTCTCTGATTTCGTAATCGGACAAGTAGCTGCTGAAGTTGCTAAAGCAACTGAAACTTCTATCTGGAGTGGTTCTGCTGGAGAAGGGTCTTTCGATGGTTTTGAAACTCTACTTGCTGCTGACGGAACTGTTGTAGACGTTACTGCTGCAACTGTTACTTCATCTAACGTAATCGCACAATTAGGTGCTATCGTTGATGCTATCCCAACTGCTGTTTACGGAAAAGAAGACTTAACTTTATATGTATCTTCTAACATCGCAAGAGCTTACGTTCGTGCGCTTGGTGGATTCGTTGCTACTATCGGTGGTGCAGGTACAGATAACAAAGGTTCTCAGTGGTACAACGGTGGTCAACTTTCTTTCGAAGGTATCAATGTAGTTGTAGCTAAAGGACTTGCTGACAACACTGCTGTTGCAGCTCAGAAATCTAACTTATTCTTCGGAACAGGTCTATTAGATGACAGAAACGAAGTTAAGTTGATTGATATGGCTGATATCGATGGTTCACAAAATGTTCGTGTAGTTATGCGCTATACTGCAGGTGTACAGTTCGGAATCGGTTCTGATATCGTTCTTTATTCTTAATAAACTGAAACATTAATCTGAAAAGGGTAGGTAAGCCTTAGAGCCTACCTGCCCTTTTTTAATACTTAAATAATTATGGCTTGTGATTTAACTAGAGGTAGAAAAGAACCCTGCAAAGACGTAGTAGGTGGTATAAAAGCCGTTTACTTTACTGATTTCGGCGACTTTGGAACTGTTTCACAAACAGACGATGAGATTACCGATATGTCAGGAACTTTCACTGCCTTCAAATATGACGTAAAAGGAAACTCTTCTCTTGAGCAAACTATCAATGCTTCTCGTGAGAATGGAACTTCTTTTTATGAGCAAACACTAAATCTAACCCTACACAAACTAAGTAAGGAAGACCACAAAGAGATTAAAATCTTAGCTGCTGGCCGTCCTCATATTGCTGTAGAAGACTATAACGGAAACGTAATGGTTGTAGGTTTAGAACACGGTGCTGATGTATCAGGTGGTACAATCGTAACAGGTGCTGCAATGGGAGACCTAAGTGGATATACTCTTACGTTTACTGCACAGGAAACTAAGCCTGCTAACTTTGTTGATAGCCCAACGGCTGCTGACCCATACGCAGGAATGTCAAGTGCTACTGTAACTGTAACTGAAGGAACTAACTCTTAAACATAGTAGGTTCTTAAACGCAATAGGCCTCACCTTTATGGTGGGGCTTTTTTGTAAACAAATAATACATCTTTAAGTTATATATATATGAAAGTATTACTTCCATCTACTGATGAGCAAATAATTAAGATCATACCGAGAAATTACGTATCTGATGCCGAGAAGTATGAGCAAAGAGTAGAATCAGATGGTGGATTGGTAGAGGCGTCTAATTGTCTTTATGATTATTTTGAAGACATTAGTAATCTTAATTTAGTTATTACAAAAGATGGAACTGGTGAAACGGAAACCCTTACAGAACTACTATCAATTGTTGATGGTAATTATTTGAGTGTTTTTTGTACATTCTCAATACTTTCTGAAGGTAGTATTTATTTTATGGAGCTAAGACAAAACTCTACATTGTTGTTTAGGGATAAGGTTTATGTTACGTCACAGACGAATAAAACACAAAAACATACACTGAACACAGGTAAATATACAGAGCATAGTGCTGCTCCTACTGGAGAAAAATATATAATAATATAATATGCCTAGAAAAAATAAACCAACAGGAACAATCAGAGTAGTAAACCTACAGGGCTATACTATTCCCGAAATTAAGGAGGACTACAGAAATGATTGGGTAACCTACGGACAGGACAACAATTACTTTGGTGACTTGATCGATAATTATCTAAGCAGTCCAACAAACTCTTGCTGTATCAATGGTATTGTAGATATGATTTACGGAAGAGGATTGAGCGCAACAGACAGCGAAGAAAAGCCTGAGATGTTTGCTCGTTTCAAAATGATATTGAAAGACGAAGAGGTAAAAAAGATAGTCAACGATTACAAATTACTTGGCCAAGGTGCTGTTCAGGTCGTTTACAATAAAAGCAAGACTAGAATTACTTCTCTTACGCATTTCCCTATGGAAACGCTAAGAGCAGAAAAAGCGGACGAAGGGAAAATAAGAGCATATTATTATCACCCTAAGTGGAGTGAATATAAGCCATCCGACAACCCAAAGAGAATCCCTACGTTTAACAATGGAAAAGGTAATGAGCTTAGAGAACTTTATATCATTAAACCGTATAGACCAGGGTTTTATTACTATGCTCCTGTAGACTATCACGGATGTTTACAATACTGCTCACTAGAAGAAGAGGTATCTAACTACCACATAAACAATATTCTTAATGGCCTACAGCCATCACTCTTAATCAACTTCAACAACGGAGTTCCTGATGAGGAGGCTCAACAACTAATTGAAAGCAAAATCCAAGATAAATTCGGAGGGACGTCTAACTCAGGTAAGTTCATTTTAGCGTTCAATGAAGACCCAGATCGTCAAGCTGACATAGAGCCTATACACCTCCCAGATGCACACGCACAGTATCAGTTCCTTGCTGATGAGGCTCGTGAGAAAATTATGCTCGGTCACAGAGTTGTTTCTCCGATACTTCTTGGTATAAAAGATAATACAGGGTTTGGTAATAATGCAGAGGAGCTTAGAACGGCTTCTGTCCTTATGGATAACATTGTTATACGCCCATTCCAAGAAAAGATTATAGAGTGTTTGAAGACTATGTTGGAGTTTAACCAAATTGACTTAAACCTATACTTTGTTACTCTGCAGCCTATTGAGTTCACTCAGTTGGATAACATTGAAACTAAGATTAAACGTGAAGAGGAGACAGGTGAAAAGTTGTCTGCAATGGACCGAGTAAAATCACTATTTAAAAAGAAAGAAGATGGCGAAAGCACTGTTCATAACGACTAACGACTTAAGGAGAAAATCCCTTGTAGGAGGGACTGTAGATGCTGATAAGTTTATTCAGTTCATCGAGGTAAGCCAGGATATTCACATTCAGAATTATCTGGGTACAAGTCTATATGATAAGATATCTACTTTGATTACTGGTGGCACTATAGACAACCCTGCGAATGCAGCCTACAAGACACTCCTGAACGACTATATAACACCGATGCTTATATGGTTTGCTCAGTCAGACTATTATATGTTTGCGTCTTACCAAGTAAGTAACGGAGGTGTTTATAAACATCGAAGCGAGTCTTCAGAGACTCTTTCGATGGAAGAGATACATTACCTAGTTGAGAACTCAAAGAGTAAAGCTCAGTTCTATACTAGACGGTTTTTAGATTATATAATTGATAATAGCAGTAGCTATCCTGAATACAATGATTCTAGTCAAGACGGAATGTATCCTGACAAATCTGATAATTTCAATGGATGGGTATTATGAGATATAAGCCAAAACAAAAAAACATAATTAAACTAAAACAGTTCTTAAGTAGATGCCAATACCAAGACCAAAATCAGGAGAGAAGCAAAGGGATTTCATCCAAAGATGTATTATTCAAATAACAAATGAATATGATAAGGATCAAGCATTGGCTATCTGTTATAAACAATATAGAGAAAACAAATAAGAAATGGCAACAGGTTGGGGAAAAGTAATAAACAACATAGGCTTCGGAACGATATATAACGAAAGCTGGGTAGGACAATATCCATTTGTTAGTATTGTAGGCGATGCAAATGATTTATACAAAAGAGTAGATGACACAGGTGGTACTATGGAAGCACAAGCCTGTTTAGTAGAAACATTTAATAATTCAGTACAATGAGTATTTACGACAAGGCAAGTTTAGTACATATCCCAAGCGGAGTAAAGAGTGGTACGTTATATAATGTACTGCCTAATAACGCTGATGGGGATTTCGATTTTACAAGAAGTTCAACTGCGACACGAGTAAACAAAGACGGACTTATAGAAACCGTAGCAATAGGAGTACCAAGACTTAACTACCCTTTATTAGACGGTGTTGTACAGGACTGTCCCACTTTACTTTTAGAGCCGAGTAGAACTAATTTAATTACTTATAGTGAGGATTTTAGTGATGCTTCTTGGACAAAGAGTGGTGCAAGTGTAACAAGTGGTTTTGTTTCTCCAGATGGAAATGATAACGCTTTTAAATTAGTTGAAGGAACAAGTTCAAACCAATTTATAAGAACATCGCATACTGTTACAACAGGTAACAATACAATAAGTATTTTTGTTAAAGCTGACGAAAGAGATTGGATTTTATTATGGGATGGGTTTTCATCTAAAGGGAGATATTTTGACGTAAAAAACGGTAACATAGGTGGTTTTAGAAGTTCCGCTCCAGATAGTTCATCAATAGATAATATTGGTAACGGTTGGTTTAGGTGTTCTATGACTGTAAATAGTGTTAGTACTAATTTACAAAATCAAATATATTTAGCAGATGGAGATGGTTCTTTTTCTTATACAGGCAACGGAACAAGTGGTGTTTACATTTGGGGCGCACAGTTAGAAGCAGGAAGCTATGCAACATCCTACATACCAACAAGAGGTTCAACAGTAACTCGTTCAGCAGATGCAGCCAATGGCGCAGAAGCAACCTTTAACGATAGTGAAGGGGTTTTGTATGGTAACATAGCAGCTTTGGCTGATGATGGTACTAACAGACAGTCTGCTTTAAGTGATAATAGTTCATCAGATAGAGTTATGATGAATTTACACGCAACGTCAAATCAAATACAAGGTTATATTACAAATGGTTCTGGCGAACAAGCAGATATGAGATTTGTTGTTGCCGACTCAACTTTATTTAATAAGGTTGCAGTTAAATATAAATTAAATGATTGTGCGCTTTGGGTAAATGGTTTTGAAGTAGCTACGGAAACTTCTGCTACAATGTTAGTTGGTTTGCAGGTATATGATTTTGATAATTATGGAGGTTCACTTCCGTTTTATGGTAAAACCAAACAACTAATGACTTTTAACGAAGCATTATCAGACAGCGAATTAGAAGCACTTACAAGTTACAGTAGCTTTAACGAAATGGCAACAGAACAACTTTATACAATAGAATAATGGCAAAGACATTTAACTACGGAGCAGGTATATGGGCAACCAAGACAGGTTCGTCTATGGCTTATAACGACCAAAACGATAACTATAAACCGACACCTTTCAGCGTAACAAGGGACAGTATTGCCACAAGGGTAAACAAACAAGGGTTAATAGAAGTCGTAGGAAAGGATAAATTAAGAATTGACTATACAGACAGTTCAAATGGTGTTGCGCTTTTAGAACCGAGTAGGACTAATTTAATTACTTATTCAGAAGATTTTAGTAATGCAAGTTGGAATAAAGAATCTGGTAATCAAGTTATCAACTCTAATGTTGAAACATCCCCAAGCAATACATTAACAGCGGACAAACTTACTGTATCTTCTGGGTCTATTACAACAAGAAAACTTTGGTATCAACAATCTACTACTATTGGTTCAGAATATACTTTTTCTGTTTATGTAAAATCGGTTACTGGTCAAGTTAATACGGGGTTTATGTCAATAGCGTATTTAGATGCTAATATAAATGAAACCTCTTTTACAGCAACTGATATTTGGCAAAGAGTAGTTGTTACCGCTACTGCTAATGATACTGTTACAAGATTTTTAATAACTGGAGACCCTAACTGTCAAATTTACATCTGGGGTGCTATGATTGAGCAAGGAAGCTATGCCACAAGTTACATTCCCACTTCAGGTTCAACCGTTCCAAGAGCAGCAGACGTAGCTAACGGAGCAGGAAACGAGCAAGTATTTAATGACAGCGAAGGAGTGTTGTTTGTTAATACAGCGGCTCTGGCTAATGATTTAACTAATAGATATATACTTTTAGGAACATCAAGTAATAATGTTTACATAAGGTATCAAAGTTCATCTAACTCACTTAGATGCAATGTTACTGTTAATGGTTCAAGTCAATTTATTGCAATTGTTACTTTAGATGATGAAACTATATATTCAAAAATATCAGTAAAATATAAAGAGAACGACTTTAATTTATATGTAAATGGCTTTAAATTAAAAACAGATTTAGGTGGTAGTACTTTTACTGATGGAACTTTAACAGAATTGGCTTTTGATAATGGTATTTCAAATGCTTTACCTTTCTATGGTAAAGTAAAAGAAATTGGTTACTACGATACAGCTTTAACAGATGCCGAACTTGAAGCACTAACAAGCTACACATCATTTACAAATATGGCTAACGAATTAAATTTAACAATTAAGTAATGGCAAATACATTTAAATTTGGAAACGGAGAATGGGCAGTAGGAAAAGAAACTGCTCTTGCCTATAATGACGAGAACGGTAATTTTAAGCCACTACCTTTTACTTTTGACAGGGCATCAACAGCAACTGTTGTAAACAAAGATGGTTTAATCGAAACAGTAGGCGTAGACGAGCCACGTATTGACTTTCTAAACAACACTAAAGGGCATTTGTTATTAGAGCCGAGTAGAACGAATACTGTTACTTATAGTGAAAAAGCAGACGAATGGGGTCGGAATAATTCTCAAATACCTATTTTAGATACTTCAATTAACAACCCTTATGGAGTAGCAGGTGCATACACTACTTCAGGCAACGGTACTGCAAATTTTCCTCAATATAATTTAGGTACTATAAATGCAACATCAAGCGGTACTGCCACAGTTTCTGTCTTTTTAAAGCAATATGAAGCACCATATATTCACGTTATAGTTACTGGTGTTGACATAGATGGTTTTGCTACAAGTTCTTTGTATAAATTTACTTTTGCAACAGAAACTTTAAGTAGAATAAGTGGTGCTGATGCAGACAGTACATCAGTACAAGATTATGGTAACGGTTGGTATAGAATCATATTGACTTATAATTATGACGGAAATGCTGACTTTACTTTTCGATTAAGAAACTATAATGGTTCATCCGAAAAATTAGAAATAGGCACATCAAAAACATACGCTTGGGGAGCACAATTAGAAGAAGGCAGTTACGCTACATCGTATATACCAACATCAGGAAGTACTGCTACAAGGAGTGCGGAAAGTTGTAATGGTGCAGGTAACTCAAATGTGTTTAATGATAGTGAGGGAGTTTTATATGCAGAGATTGCAGCTTTAGATGAAACTCAAGGCACTTCTGTTCTTACAATTTCAGACAGTTCTTTATCAGATAGACTTTTGATAGCTTTTGTATCTGGAAAAATAAGGGGTGAATTTGTTAGTGGAGGAGGTAATATAACAAGAGACGCTTCAGGAGTTTTTATTGAGAATTTCAACAAAATAGCTTGTTCTTATACATCCAATACATTTAAAGTTTTTGTGAATGGTTTGCAAGTAGGAACTACTGGTACAGTAACAACTGCTTTGTTAGGAATTGTAGAATTGGCTTTTGATAGAGGTGATTCAGCTAATGATTTCTACGGAAACGTAAAAGATATAAGATATTACAACACAGCATTAAGCGATAGCGAATTACAAGCATTAACAACGTAACAAATACACCTATAATAAAAACGAGAGTAATCTTTACATAAGAAAGAACATAAGATAAGAAAGTAAAAAAAACTATACATATAAACACCAAAAGTTATAACTAAAAGTTAATATAAAATGAAATATTTATTTAAGAAGTATGAATTTTCTGATGCTGAACAAGCAGAAACAAGAATAGCTGCTTTACCACATACAGAAGATGAGGAAGGTAACGAACACCCTTCGCACAGCCATACGGTTGTTAAGCTAGGAAACGTAGTAGTAGAACAAGGTACTTATGACGAAGAAGGCGAAGAACTAACTGCGCCTGTACTTGCTGACAAGTATTCTGTTGATGTACTATGGAACGCTTCAGAGATTACAGAAGAAACAGAAGCTGCTGTACTTGACGAAGAAGGTAACGTAATTACTCCTGCTGTAACAGAGATTGACTACCCTTATGGTTGGTCTTCTAAAGAAATAGAAATAGAAGAAGGTAACGGTGTCCACACTTTTGCAGGGTGGTCTTATAGCAATTAGTTATGGACTTAAACTCGTTTAAACTTTACGCAATCAACTTATCAGCTATTACAGTTAGTACAATGGATATATTAGAAGATAGTCTAAAGATACTTTTATTGTTGGTTACTATTGGCTACACAGCCCAAAAGTGGTACGAGTTAAAAAAGAAGAAATAA